TATATCCGCGCTGGCAAACAAACAAAGTTAACTATTCACTGACTTATTTAAACTCTGTTAGAGCTTTTGGTCGCATAAAGCAAAGAGGCGATAAGCTTCACTTGTTTGACTATAACGATTCATCTGTAGGAACAGTTGAGTATCAAAATGGATTTACTCTAGAAGAAAAATCGGAGTTTGTCGGCGGCGTGGTGGACGCTGAAATTTTCGGCGGAACTATCGTAACTGTAAATAAAAACGGCGTCTTATACGCTAGCACTGACAGTATTACTTATACCGCAATCGGCACATTGCCCAACTCTCAAGACTCAAGTGCTATATATCTGCACAAAGTCGATGAAAATCGATGCTTAGCTATTGTCAAAATTGGTAGTACTTCTACTGCTCATCAGTTTGACTTTGTTCGTAGTCCTTTCGATCTAGTTTTTCTGCCCGATATCGCAGAGCAAGATGGTCTGAAGTCGTGGGTAAAGGTGAAGTAATGAGTAGTGAAGTAAAAGTATCAATCTCAACTGCTCTTCAGCTTTTAACAATGATCGCACTGGTGATCGGAAGTTACTTTTTGACTGACAACAAAACCAACTTAAATGCGCTCGCTATTGCTCAAGCGAAGACAGAATTGCAACTGAAGATCGATCAAGTTGAGAACAACAGAAAGAACGATATGCAGCGTTATATCGACTCAAACGAGCGCTTGTCATTACAGCTAGAGAAGCTGACAGACAGGCTAGATAAGTACCTGACAGATGCGACGACTAGGGAAGGTGCTTGATGCTTGAGTTGAGACGATTTGCGAACATCCCCAGTCAGGGGATGTTCGGGGAAATTTACTGGAAAGGTAAGTTTTTAGGCTACACAGTCGAGCGCGAGTGGCTTGATAACAAAGCGAATGTTTCTTGTGTACCTTGCGGTGAGTATGAGCTAGAAAAGCACAATGGAAAGTACGATAGCTATGCGCTCGTAGGCGGTACAGTGTCTCATTATGCAAGTACTGAACATGAGCGTTCGTGCATTTTAATACATACCGCAAACATCGATTTAGACGTGCAGGGATGCATCGGAGTTGGTGCGGCTTTAGGTTTCGTTAAAGGAAAATGGGCGGTAACTAACAGTCGGAACACTGTTCAAGCGGTGCTTAATCTAATCAAAAAAGAAAACATCAAAACTATAACTATAAGAGATGATACACATGCTTTTAAAAATCAAAAATGCGCTTAAAAAGAAAAGAGTAATCGTAGCGCTGATTACCATTTTAGCTGCGATAGCAGGGCTAGAGCTGGGTGATGTTCAAATCGCAGATTTAGCAGAAATCATTCTAGCGTTAGCAGCATGATAAAAGAGCTGGGAGCTATCGCAGAGCTAGCAAATTGGGTAAGACGAGTCATTTTAAAACAAGAACTAAAAAGAAAGAATGATGCGATTAATGATGATGTTGTCGGTTTTTTTGACGATGAATTTAGCGGGGTGCGCGAGTCCAAGCGCGGTAGTGATGAAGCCCAAAATTGATGCATTTTGGCAGAATGGCAGTGTGTGTTTCAGTGAAGATGATGCTCAAGAATTAGCCCGTTATCTAGTGTTGCTAGAGGTAGCTAATGAGCAGTAAAGAAGAAGCACAAGAAGCGTATGATGGCTGGATAAAGCATGAAATCTACATGCGCGGACAGTACTCACGTATTAACAATGAAATGCAATTGTTCGTTGAGCAGATGTACGAAGACATCGTTAGTAAAATTACAAGCGGTGAGCTGACTGAATACAGCAAGAATCACTACAACAACATCTTGCAGGAAATCAATGATCTAATTGATGCTCAGTACGTGGTTATCTCTGATGCGCTTGAAGATAGCTTAACTGAGCTTGCTGTTTATCAGTCATCATACGCTGCTAGTTTTGCTGTTTCTAATGAGCTATTGAAGTCGATAACCACGCCGACAGTGCTCTCTGACAGTTTTATTCGAGAGCTTATAAAAGACGAGTATTGCGATGGTCTTGAGTTTGCGGAGTGGATAAGTAGAGAAAAATCTCACGTACAAAAAGAAGTAAAGAAACAGATTCGTCTGGGTGTAACTTCAGGTGAAAGTAACTCACAAATCATGAAGAGAGTTGTTGGCACAAAAGCAACTGGCTACATGGGAAGTACGAAAAAAAAGACTAAGGCTAATCTTGAAGCAATTGTTCGTACTTACGCTAAGCATGCTAACACACAAGCGACTAAAGAGACGTTTAAAAAGAACGGTTTAACACAATACATACTGAGTGCTGTGCTTGATTCTCGCACAACTGATACTTGTAAGAACCTAGACGGAACAGTGCATACATACGGTGAAAAAGGTGAAAAGCACCCACCGTTTCATCCAAATTGTCGCACTACGGAAATGCCTTATTTTGAAGGTGTGGATTTAGGTGAAACGTATCCGCAATGGCTTGCGAGACAACCTGCCGAAACGCAAAAAGAAGCGTTGGGCGCTGGCAAGTACAAGCTCTACAAGCAGGGTATGCCGTTAAGTAAATTTGTTGATAACAACTACAACGTAATGACACTTGAGCAGTTAAAGCTCAAAGAAGGCATCAATGATGACTTAATAATAGAATCTAAAGCTGCATAGCAGCTTTATTAAAAAAATAATAAGAAGAAGGTAGATATGTACTACACAGTTAAAGATTACGAGAACGAGTTTGGCAATGATGATTTGCCGCTAGGTGATGATGACAATATTGATAGCTCTAAAGTAGAAAGAGCAATAGATAGAGCTTGTAGAGAAGCGAATACATACATTCGATCTTCAGGCATGTCCACACCGCTCAGTGCTGAAGATAACGCTGAAGCTTTAGATGAAATAAAAGGGTATGTGCTCGATATGGCTCGTTACTACGTGTTTGATAACAGCACTAGTGAAGAGTCACAAAAGCGCTATGACAGCGCAATTAAATTCTTCGATAAGGTAGCAAGCGGAAAGACAAATCTGTTTAAGCAAGAGTCATTAAGCGCGGTTGGAACACTGTTCAGCATGCGAGTAGTTATCTAATGATTTATAGCGAAGACTTGATAAGACTAGAAAAAAGCTTATCAAACATAGTTAACTTAGATCAAAGTGAAGTGCTACAGAACAAGGTCGGCATAGCGCTTCAGAGCGAGATACTGATGGGTTTTCGCAACAGCACTGACCCGTTTGGTATTAAGTGGAAACCCGTAAAGCGTAAGCGGGGAAAGGGCGCAAATCAGCCGCTCATCGACACTGGACGCTTGAGAGATAGCATTCAGTACAAGCTAAGCGACAGCAAAATCATAATCGGCTCAAACATGATTTATGCGAAGGTTCATAATGAGGGGCTAGCTCCCGTCAAGCATCAGCGACAATTCATTCCTGATTCTAGTAACTTACCTGGTTCATGGACTGACATTATAAACAAGCAAGTGCTTAACTTTATAAATGACCAAGCCTCTTTCATTAAATTAAATTAAAAACAGCCGCGATGCGGCTGTTTAAACTATCTTGTGTAATCTAGTGCTACAGGATCCAAATCATCAATCGGATGGTATAAATCCAGCTCATCATCTAATGTTTCTGTCCACTCAATTTCAGTCATGGCTTTCACTAGATTTTTAGCGTGTTCTGTCTCGCCATAATCAGTAAATGCTTTGATTTCATTGGCATAAATACGTATCACGCCGACAAGCATGTCATCTTTTGCTACTAGTATTTGTTGATGGTTTAGTTGGTTTGTGTACAAGCCCAGATACTGTTCACCATCCACCATTACTTCTTTCGAGATTTCTTTCATTTTTACTTTCCAATCTTTTATAATTTTTGGTTGGATACTTATAACATTATAATTGATTTATGGAAAGCTTGTTTTTGTTGATATTATTTAAAATGTAGTTATAATTTTAAAATATAAAAATAATAATTAATTTGAACATGTATATAAATGATTATCTTTTAGAGTTGAAAAATAAAATAGAAGAGCTTGATGATATTAAAAAAGCATACGTTTTCAGCGGTGAGTTAAGTGAGAGTGACTTAAAAAAATTCAACTTAGATCCAAAGAAATGCATTGCTTTAATCACTGGCGGTAGCGGTGAGCACAACAGAAATGCTCCGAACGTAACGATGGACTGCATTTGTCGATTTGGCGTTTATGTTATCGCACGAAAAAGCAGAGACACACTTGGTTACAGCTTTAAAGCACAAAGCATTGCGCAAGACTTACAAAGCAAGATAAAGCGAGATTACTCAAAGCCAGCTCTCGGCTTACGTGGAAAGCCGCAACTGATGACTTTCGGTGAGTTATCTACGAATTCAGATGTCGATTTCTCGATTTGGTTTTTTACTTATGAGCAAGCTATCGACTTAACTACTTAAAAAACAAAAAACAAAAAACAAAAAACAAAAAACAAAAAACAAAAATCCACTAATTATAAAAATAAAGGATACTTACTATGACTTATTACGGTCAAAACACACCCGACAACACGCACGGCTTCATAGGAAACGGCGCTGCGTTAGCATCGTTTCTTGATGCAAACGACAAACCAGTTGGCGGTCACTTCAATTTCGGTCAAATCTCTTCTTTGTCTATTGAGCTTTCAAATGAAAAAGCATCAATGAAAGACACGATGACAGGATCGAAAGGTACGGCTAAAGAGACGGTGATTGGCACTGAAGCAACAACAAACTTCACACTGAATTCTTTTCATAAAGATGTATTGAGAGCCGCTCTTTTTGCCAGAGCGTATGAAGATGCGGAAGAGGTCGGCAAGACAATGCAAGCGACTGTGAATCTCGGTCGATCAATTGTCGTGGGTGGCGTTATAAAAGAAATCACAAGCATCGTTCGTGACAGCGATAGTGCTGATGTAACTGAGAATTTCATTATCTCAAACAGCTCTATTCACGCAGACAAAGACCAGAGCGCATATACAGAAGCACTTGTTGAAGATGACGTTGTGACTATTACTTACACGACTCATGCTGCGGTCAGGATCGAAGCGTTTGTTGAGTCTGGCGTTGATCTGCAAATCGTTTTCGATGGTTTCAATATCGCTGACGAGAATCGTCCAGTTAAAGTGACTTTGCATAAAGTTGCTTTAAGTCCTTCCGCTGCACGTAATCTCATTTCTACTGAGTACGCCACCCACGATATAGCAGGTACGCTGTTAGCTTCTAAAGCGGTAACAGGCACTGGCTTGTCTCGTCTATTTAAAGAAGAGCACGTTATCGCTGCATAACTCTTCAAGAACACTGTTCTTCGCACTTTTTATGTCTATGAACAGTGTTCTTCCCAAAATTCAAAAAGAAAGGAGTGGTGCATGAGTTTTGCAGCATTAGAAAAAGAAGAAAAAATAAAAGTAGTACTAAAAGAAAAAACTGAAACACGAGACGAAGTATCAGTCCTAGTGAGAGGGTTGGGCGCACAAGATTTTTTTCACTTAACAAATATTTACCCCGATATTATGAAGTTGATATTCGGCGGGAAGTTTGACTTTAGTAGTGAAGAGACGCTAGGAGCAGAGATTATTACTCGCGCCCCCGCATTCGCATTTATAGCCATCGCGCTAGCATGCGATGAACCTGAGTCTGCGCATCTCGTTGCAAAAATGCCTCTTCCTGTGCAGGCAGAGCTAGCTGCTGCTGTCATTACTCAAACGTTTGAGAACGGATTGGAGAAAGACATAAAAAAGATGGTAAACGCCCTGGGCGTCATCTTTCAGCAAAAGAAAAAGTCGAACAGTACGAGCGCGAAAAACGACAAAGAGAAGCAAGCAAAGATATCGATAGTGCGCAAATTTTTGAGATGTTAATTAGCACTACTGAATTGCTCAGGCGAAATGGTCACACTCATCCCGAATTGTACCCAATAAAAAAACTTTTAGCACTTGCTGAGCATGCAAGAAGATACGAGATCAACAAAATGGTTCAAAAAGTCGTGTTCGAACATAGCTCTAGAGTCGCTGTCGCTACTGGTGACGGCAAAGGGTTAGCTGCAATGATAGAAGACGCAACGCAATAAAAATAAAGCCAATTTACTAATAAGAAGAATAAAAAATGGCAGGAAAAAACGTAGTAGACATCGTGCTCGACTTTAAGAGCAAAGGGTCGTCATATCTAAAAAGCATAATTAAAGATATAGCAAAAATCACTAGTGCTTTGGAGCAAGCAGATAAAGCTTCTAGCAATATGTCGAATGGCATGTCTAGCGATTCAAAGAAAGTTAAAGCATCTTTTAAATCAACAGATTCATCAGTTGAAAAACTAACGTCATCTATCGAGAAAATGACGAAAGAGATGCAGCAGTACAAGTCTACTGCGGGAACTGTGACAAAAGTAAATAGCAGCGCAACTGACAGCTTCGGCAAGCTTGGTGGAGCGATAGCGCTGGCATTTGGCGGTGCAGCAGTGGCTGGAAACATTAGTCAGACAAACGAAGATATTCTGTTGTTATCGAACAGAGCAAAGCTGCTTGAAATGCAGATGTCTGATTTAGCTGCAATGCAAAAAGTTGCTTTCAACGTCGGTAATATTCCCGATTTTGAAGAGGGTCTTAAGAACCTAAGCCAGCGCATTTACGATCTAAAAAAGAACGGCGGCGGAGAAGGCATGGAGGTCTTTCAGCAGCTAAAGCTCGACTTAGATGCTATTTACGCAATGCCAATCGATGAGCAGTTTTATGCGATTGCAGATGCGATGGCAGAGGCAGGGTACAGTGTTCAAGACATGTACGGTGCTTTTGATCAGCTTGGCTCAGACCAGCTCGGAGACCTCGCTCACTACCTTAAGAACGGTAGTGAAGAGATGCGAAAAGCGGTGAAAAGAACTAAAGAGCTTGATTCGGCGCTTAGTGAGGTTGATTACAAAAAATTAGAGATATTAGCTAGAGAGACTAACAAGGTTGGTCAGAATGTAGATAACACAAGTAAAAAGCTAACATCTGAAATGTCACCTGCGATTATTGGCGTTGTCGGCGGTTTTGATGAACTGTTGAAGATTGTCGGCAAAAACAAAAACGCAATGCATGGTGTGTTCAAAGCAGGTCTGGTCATCGGAACTGTTTTTGTTCAGTTATCACAAAAAATCGGAGCTTCGTTTAAGACAATACTTGCCTCTTTTGCTATTGCATTTCTTGAAGTCAAAGTACTTATGAATGAGCTGTCGAATTCATTGCATGAGTCATACGCAGGCTTTTTTGACACTGTTTATGAAAAAATTTGGTGGTTAAAAAAAGAGACGTTAGAGATGTTCGGTACGCTTAGTGATAGTGCTAAGAAAGCTGCCGAAGAGATGGGTGATACGTACACTGGCGGTGAAGTAAGCATTCAGGTCGGAATAAACAAAAAGCAAATCGAGGAAGATAAACAGTTAATCGAAACGCTCAAAGATAGCTTTAAAGACCAGGGCGAGGTGCTGTTTAAACCTTTTGATGTCACGACAGTTATTGATAAATATGAAGAGCAAATTGCTACATATGATGCTTTAGCAGAATCGATAGCTGACAATGAAGCTGCTCAAGCAAAATTAAGCAAAACAACTACTGGTACAGCTAACAATTCACTAGAAATGTTAGAAGCTCAAATTGCTGCTGAGGAGCTACTGCTTGATGCTAAGTTAAAGGCTAATAAAGCAAAGATTGATGCTGATTTAGAAGCTGAAAAAGAAAGATATAAGATGGCTAAGTTAGGCATAGAGACGAACAAAAAGTTAGGAAAAATAAGCGCTGATGAAGCGCTTAGATTAAAACTTAAGGCTGACAAAGAGTACGCTGACAATGCCGCTAAACTTCTTCAAGAGAAGCTGGATCTAGAAATAGAGCTAGAAGAAAAGAAAATTAAAAATCTTCAAAAACTAAAAGATAAATCGGCATCAGATACAGATAAAGCTTCATTCGATGGAGAGATAAAAGCAGCAGAAGTAGAGCTTAATGAGCTGAGAAAAGAGCGCAATGCGATTACTGCTGAAAGCTTACAGTTAAGCAAGCTAGATGAAGAAACTCTAAAAGCTCAAGTCGAACTAGAGAAGTTCAGAGCTAAGCAAAAAGATGAAAGCAAGGCAAAAACAGAAGAAGAGAGAAGGATAGAAAAAGAGAAGACTGAAGAGTTTGAAAAGCAAAGAGAAATTAGAGAGCGGATGCAGGATGTCTATTCAGCGCACCTTGTTGCAGAAGGACGTGAGCTAGATAACTCGCTGAACTCTATCGACAGAAAGTACAAGTGGTTATTAGATAACTTAGAGAAAGACAGTGAAGATCTAAAACTTGTCGAGAAGTTAATCGATATCGAAAAAGCTGAAGTTCAGATAGATGAGTTAAATAAAAAACTGGGTGATATCTCATACTCTTACAGTAGCGGCGACATCAGCCAGAACGAATACGAAAATCAAACGATGAACGTATTGGGACAAATGGGCGAGATAGCGGAAGCATCTAACTCTGTTGCTCTTATGAATGATGTAGCTAAAGCAACAAGAGATGCTGCTACCGCTTTCGATGAGCTTTATCAGGTTGGTGAGATGGTTGGCTCTTCTTTATCAACTTCTTTCTCTAGTGCTTTTGGCTCTATCATCGACGGCAGTAAATCAGCAGGAGAGGCGTTCAGAGACTTGATACTAGATATGACTAAGCAAATCATTGATATGATGATTAATCAAATGATACAGCAGTTTATGTCTAGCATGTTCAGCGGAATGGGCGGCGGTGGCGGTTTTGCTGGCGGTCTCGCATCAGGCGTGGGAAGTGCAGGCATATCTTCTTTTAGCTCTACTGCAATACAGAGACACGACGGCGGATCAGTAAGTAAGTATGGCGGAGTGACTAGACAGCTAAATCCTGCCATCACAGCTATGGCAGCTCAGTTCTCAACAGGCTCTGGCTTGAGTTCGAATGAAGTTGTAGCTGTGTTAGAGCGTGATGAAAAAGTTCTAACTAAAGAACAGCAGCGAAGAGAGCAGCAGTCGCAAAGCTCTGCTGCTGGTTCTATCTCTATCGTTAATGCTCTTGACTCTGAATCTATCGCTAATGCAGTAGATACACCCGCTGGACATAAAGTTATCGAAAATAAAGTAAGAGCTATGAGAAATGAAATAAAATCTTTTTAAAATTATATTTTATTTAATTGAAATAGTGTTGATTTTAAAAATTAAATTAATTATAATTTTCTTGATGGTTATTATTAATCATTTGTTATTTTCATTTTATTTTCAGTTATCTTTTTACCCTCCGTTGTGGAGGGTTTTTTATTTGTGTATAATTCTAAATAAAACAAATAATAATTATTATAAATATGTACATAAACTCTACTGCACTTAATTATTCTGACTTATTAAATCAGATAAAAACAAAAGCAATCGAAAATGGCTGGAACACTGTTCATGACGCGGGTGATGAGCTAGTTCTTAGCGCCCCTCTAGATGCTTGCATCGTCGGTTTTAAAGAATCTTCATCTGCAACAGAAGACTACTACAACTTTGAGCTACAAGCTTTTAAGTCATACGACTCATCAAAGCCGTTTCATGAGCAGCTCGGAGCTATTCCTAAGGCTGGCTTCAATGGTCACTCAAGCGGCGACTGCCCACGTCTCACGCTATCTAACGAACCACTTGAGTATTGGCTTTCTATAAGCGACAGACGCATTTTAATTGTTGTGAAAGTCTCTAACTTCTACGTCTCTGCATATCTCGGTTTGCTATTGCCTTTCGGCTCTCCTGTTGATTACGAGAACCCGATTTTTGTTGGTGGCAACAGAGATAGCGAAAGTAATATCGATTACAGACTCAACAGATGGAGTGAGACTGACTCAGGAAACTCGAACTTCATGTTCGGAGACGTGAGCAGCGCAGGCTCAGCAAAAGTCCTTGGCGTTGATGGTAAGTGGCAAGACGTAACTACTAGCAGTGCTGATGCCAGTGTTTTTCCTTATAAAATCGATAACGGCCACGGCGGTGTAAGCGAACTTGGAAAAACGCTTGAAGGTAAATATCCGCTGATACAGTGCCTTGTGTTTAGCAAAGAAGAGGATGGTGGCAGAGGTTCATGGCTGGGAGCGCTAGAAGGTGTCTTCGCTACATCAAGCGAGAATAACTTCAGTGAAAACACAATAGACGATGCTTACGTCAGCTTTTGTAATGTATTTAGATCGTCGGCAGGTGAGTTTTTTGCGATGGAGATGAAGTAATGATTTTAAAAGAAAACTCTGCGCTTTCTGTTGATGCTGTACTTGCTGACCTTAACGTATTTTTAGAAGAAAACGGGTTTGTTGTCGAACGTTATCAAGAGGTCGCTGAAGGCATCGGATACGAGCTAATGGTGTCTAAGAACAGTGTTCTTTACTGCTTTAGAAGCTTTGATGACACAAATCCTTACTACACATCCAGCTCATCTTTTTACGGTTTGAGCGGCATTGCTATGACTTGTGCTAACAGTTATGACGCAGAGCAGAGCTGGAACTATCAGAGCGGCAAAGCGTATAGAGAAGTTGTTATGTTCTTGAGTTCTGCGTGTGACTACACGTTTGCATTTAACGAACAAACGAATCAAGTATTCCTGTACGCGAAGAGCTTTGCTGATGTTTTTACGGGCATGTGCTTTGGTGAAGTTGGCACATCAAGAATTCCATTTTTTACAGCTACATCAAGACTTCAATCAGGATATGGCGGCACTGTAGAGGAGATTATTGACAATCAAACTTATCCGTTTTTCGACAGCACAAACACATCTATCTATTACGCAAACTCGTGGATGACTGGTGATTATGCAGTAAGCACAACAACGAGTAAAAGTGTTCCGAGTTATCTGTATTCTAGAGTTAATTCTGTCTACTCACGCTCAGCGTCAGTAGAAACAGGTGTCTCTGCTTTGATGCCAAATGATGTTTATGTGTATGATAGTGAATATTCAATATATAGATATGCTGGAAGCATTGAGGGTCTATATCTTGTGAATATGAGAGATTTGGATGTTGAGAGCGAGAAGATGTTTGGCAGTAAGACTTATCGAATGATCCCATTTTTCTCTAAGCCTTCGCCAGTTGTGCTCGGCGGTAGACGAAATATGTCAGGCTTCGCTCTAGAGGTCGCTTAGACATGCTTATAAGCACGCCTGTAGGCGTTTCTAGCGAGTACGGCTTTCCTGTCCATCGAAGTGACGGGAGCACGCATGTAGTTAAAGAAAAAAGCATTGAAAGTGGTGCTCGGAACAGTGTTCTTACTGATGTATTAAGTGGCGGAAACAAAGCGGGACATAAGATAACTACGTTTGCTGATTTGTACTTTCAGAACCAAGTTGTTGTGATTCCAGACTACATTGATGCAGGGCGTGTGCTGGATGAAAAGAACTTTGAAGTGCAGTTGTGGAACACTGGGCTTGAAGATGTAACGCTTGAAGAAATCGTTGGCGATGGTTTTGACGGACTAACGTTGGAGATAGATGTGCCGTCAGTTATTCCGCGACTTAAAGTGGTTTCGTATAACTTAAAGGTGCTAGCTTCTGGTGCGAGCGTTATCAACGCTAGAGCAACGCTTAAGTTCGATAAAGCGAATAATTCATATCTTGACGTTGTCGGTGAGAGACAGGCGATTTGGGAATACGAACCCGACTGGACGGACGGCATTGAGCATGCCATCGAGCATAAGACTACAGTGCTCGAAGCATGGGGCGGTGAAGAAGAAAGAACAGCGCTGAGAACAAAGCCTCGGCAGTCTTACTCATATTCTTTTTTGTTTACTGATAACAAATTAAGAAGTGCTATCAATAGATTAAAAGGATACCAGTTCGGAGAGTGGTGTGTACCTACGTGGCAACTAAAAGTAGAAGAAACATTCGAGCAAGACTCGAATGTTATAATCTATCCTTCTTTTCTCTGGAACACTGTTCATGCGGGTAGTCAGCTCTTATTTAAAAACAATACTACTACTCAAGTAAGCACAGTAGCTGCGATAAGCGATACAGAGATAACGTTGACCGAACCACTTCGTGATGACTTTACATTAGCTGTGCCGCTGCTGACGGGGTACTTAGAAGAGAAGATAAAGCACGACTTAAGCACTTCTGTTGTCTCTCATCTAAACCTGAATTTCAAAGCAAATCCTGTCGGTGATTTGGGTATACAAACAAACGAATGGACTAGTTTTTACAAAGACATCCCATTCCTAGATGTGCGTGCAAACTGGATAGAAAATCCAGCATTCACACAAGATGTTGTGTTTAGAGATGCAGACTACGAAGTAGGTGGTTTTTACAAAGAGCACAAGAGCAGCTTTGAAACAGCACAGTTTTTGTTTAGCTGCTTCAGTAAAGAAGAGACCCAGCATTTCTTAGATTTTCTCATGCACATAAAAGGACGTTACGAAACGTTCTGGTATCCAACTTTGAGGCACGACTTAAACGTACTTGATAGCAACTCAGCTTCGAAAACTATTACTGTCGAGAACTGTTACTACAGCAGCTATACGCATGCTAGTTATAAGCATCTTTATTTTTTGATGAGCGATGGTTCTGTTGAATTGCGTGAAGTGGTAAAAGCAACAGCGCGAGGTGATACAGAGCTTTTAGAGCTTGATTCGTCTTTACCTGAGCTAGCTGTGGAACAGTGTTCTTTGCTGCACAAATGCAGGTTCGTGAGTGATGAGAGCAGGTTTTATCATAAGACTGATGAAGTAGCCGAAATCACAAAAACCTTGAAGATTTTAAAGGGGTAATCGGATTTTAAAATCTAGGGGAGTTTTATTTTTTAAGCCTGTTGGATTTTAAAATTAATGGGTTGATTTTGTTGTAATTTAATTACATGTGGAAGTTTTGATTTTAAGGCTTTGACTCTATATTATAACAAGGCTCTTACAATGGTATATAAACTTAGTTTAAATAGCGCTAATGCATAAAAGGTAATTTAAGTCAATAATATTGCAATGTTTCTTTTCTGTAAGTTAATTACATTCTTTATTGTTTTTGATGCTCTTGGATCGAGCTGTGCTTGAAAAGTAACACGCTTAAAATGATAAGTCCCTTACTTTTTAAAATTACAAAAAGTAAAAAGTAAGGAATGGACTTAAAAGTAAAAAACCACCCGATGGGTGGTTTGATTGTTCTGAATAGTTGTTAGTCTGCTAGTAGCATGATCCAGTAATCTTTAATAGTGCTTGAAATATCATCGGCTGTCACATCTTCTTCATATAGTGCTTCTCTTAATTCTTCTAAGATCGGATTGCATAGCAATTCATAAGTCTCTAGAACCTCAAGCGATGAATCGCTTTCATGAAAATCAAATTTTGACGGAGCAGGGTATTCAATATCTTCCATGAACTCCCCTAATGTCATCATGGATCTTAACTTAAACTCTGCGATTTCAATCTCTCCATCGATAAGACCTTTACTTACATATTCTTCAACGCTTTTATTTATTCTATCTATTTCTTCAGCAATAACTTTTCTTGCGAATTTTATATCTTTCATTTTTACAATCTCTTTATTATTTTTCTTATTATTTTAATTATAGCGCATTTAATATAAAATAATTAAACAATAAAATAAAAAAAGGGTATTAAATTGTCTTTTAAAATAGAGCTATTTTCTTTTAAAACAAGAAGCGGAAATAAAATTTGGAATTTAACGTCAGCAGATAGTGAATACCTCGCAAGTGATGGAGTTGTTTACACACCTGCGGTGATCGGATGTCCAGCTTTTAAAACAATGACAAGTGAAGTTGAGTCTTTCGATTTAGAAGTATCACCGAGTTTTCCGATTCTTAAAGAGTTCAGCAATGGTGTACCCGCTGAGCCGATCTTAATCACCATCATGCGTGAAGACCGCATTACTAAAAATCGTAAAATCTACTACAAAGGCGAGGTTGTTTGTAATGACTTAGCTGCGATGAAATCGAGCATGTCGAACATTATGCAAAGACTCTCAACGAACTGTATGAGAATGACTTACAGAGGGATGTGCAATCACGTTTTGTACACAAGGCATTGTGGTTTAGCTAAAGCAGACTGGCAAGATATAGTGGTTGTTAATGAAATCAAAAATTCAGGAACAACGTTAGTTTGTAATCTTCTAGATAAAGAAGATAACTACTATGCGAATGGCATTATTAGTTTCGGAATGCATCAAGTGATGGTTACTGCATCAAACCAACAAAATAGTGAATTGACCTTGCTGACACCTATTGATGGACTTTCGGTAGGCGATGAAGTGTTCGTAGCTAAAGGCTGTAACAAGAGCTACGAAAGCTGTAAATCTTTTAATAATGTCGATAACTTTTTCGGCTTCCCGCACGTAGCGTTCGTGAATCTTTTTATCAACGGATTTAAACCAGAAAA